CTCAATTCTGCCTATGGTGCCATCGGAAACCAATACTTTCGATACTACAATCTTGCAAATGCTGAGGCGATTACTCTCAGCGGGCAAGTCTCGATTCGATGGATTGAGGGGAAAGTAAATCAATACCTAAACAAATTACTCAAAACGGAGGACCACGACTATGTTATTGCTTCCGATACTGACAGTATCTACATCTGTCTTGATCTACTTGTTCGTAACGTATTTTCTTCACAGGATGTTCCTACAGAGAGGATTGTCAACTTCATCGACGCTGCTTGCAAAGAACGCATCGAACCATTCATCGACAGGTCTTACAAGGAACTAGCAGACTATGTTGGTGCTTATGAGCAGAAGATGTTCATGAAGCGAGAGAACATCGCTAATAAGGGCATCTGGACTGCCAAGAAGCGATACATCCTCAACGTCTGGGACAGCGAGGGTGTTCGCTACGAGAAACCTAAACTGAAGATCATGGGTATTGAAGCAGTCAAATCTTCTACTCCTGCTGCATGTCGCACATCTATTAAAGATTGCCTGAAGGTGATTATGAATCAAGATGAAGAAGCAGCACAAAAGTTTATTGCTGACTTCAGAGAAGAATTTTCATCATTGCCAATTGAAGACATATCTTTTCCTCGTGGATGCAATGGCATAAATAAGTGGTCGCATCCAGCGACAATTTATAGCAAAGGCACCCCCATCCATGTTCGTGGCGCATTGTTGTATAACTTCTACAACAAGAAGAACAAACTCACGCACAAGTATCCTCTTATTCAAGATGGAGAGAAGATCAAGTTTGTTTATTTGAAGACGCCAAATAAAATTAATGAGAACGTCATCAGTTATCTGGCAACGTTCCCGAAGGAGTTTGGTCTTGACAAACAGGTGGACTATGACTTACAATTCTCTAAGAGTTTCTTGGATCCTATCAGAGTAATTATGGACGTTATTGGGTGGCAACCTGAAAAAGTAGCATCACTGGAGTTCCTATTCGGATGAAGAAAACAAGATTTATTGTAACCTATCAAAATGCTTTTGGATTCTCTCCTAGAGAAGAGAAAGTTTTTGAAGATCACAAAGAAGCAGAATGGTTTGAACGTGCCATGAAACGTTCTAATTACATCACATCATTATTGGAGGTTAAAGAGTGAATTTTTTACAGGATGTAGCAAAGGAGATTGGTAATGAGTATGCAGGACTTGTCAGCGATGGTGTCGCAGCAGGAGACACTTCTGATTTCATTGACACTGGTAGTTACATTTTCAATGCTTTGGTTAGCGGTTCAATCTACGGTGGAGTCCCCTCAAACAAGATCACTGCTATCGCTGGTGAGTCTTCTACTGGCAAGACTTTCTTTTGCCTTGGGATTGTCCAGCATTTTCTTGACAGCAATCCCGACGCTGGGGTAATTTATTTTGAATCCGAGTCTGCTATCTCAAAGCAGATGATTGAGGATCGTGGTATTGATTCTTCTCGTATGATGATCGTGCCTGTTGCCACTATTGAACAGTTCCGAACTCAGTCCTGTCGTATCCTGGACAAGTATATGGAGCAGGATGCTGCTGATCGTAAACCTTTGATGTTTGTCCTGGACTCTCTGGGTATGCTTTCCACTGAGAAAGAGATTGCAGACGTTGCTGCTGACAAGCAGGTTCGTGATATGACTAAGAGTCAGTTGATCAAAGGTGCATTCCGTGTGCTCACTCTGAAACTGGGTAAGGCAAACGTTCCTATGCTGGTTACTAACCATACTTATGATGTTATCGGTGCTTATATGCCGACGAAAGAAATGGGTGGTGGTTCTGGTCTGAAGTATGCATCTTCTACTATCATCTATCTGTCTAAGAAGAAGGAGAAGGATGGCACTGAAGTTGTTGGTAATATTATTAAATGTAAGGCACACAAATCTCGTCTAACAAAGGAGAACTCACAAGTTGAAACACGTCTTTATTACGACCGTGGACTTGACAGGTATTACGGATTATTGGAACTGGGTGAGAAATACGGAATCTTCACCAAGCGGGGGAATCGGATCGTTATTGGTGAATCTACTTTTTACCCTAAGTCTATTCTCGCTGATCCGACGAAGTATTTCACCGAAGAAGTGATGGAGCAACTTGACGAAGCCGCACGTCAGGAGTTCCGTTATGGAAACTGATTCACTAAAGGTGGAACAAAACGAAGATGGAACATTCACCCTTGAATGGGACAAGGAAGATCCTAAATGGAAATTTTTAAATACTATGACATCTGAGGAAATTCAGGCATTCGTTGAAACAGCAGTAAGGGAGGGAACTGATGGCAACTGAACTCAAAGATTATATCAAAGTCTATGATGCTTTGTTTTCAGATGAGTTCTGTGATTCTGTAATCGAAGCATTTGGTCAGTCAGATAGAACAGTCATTGATAGGGAGAAGCGTCCCTCCTTTACTGAGATGAATATCTCACAAAGGTATATGGCAAAAGATCCTCTATGGATGGGTATCCAAGAGAAGATCCAGTCAGTATTCATTGACTGTGTTCAGTTGTATATGCAGAGTCTTAAGGTAGAAAATGATTTCCCTCAGAAGTATGCATTTGAGGAATATCGTGTTAAGATGTATAATAACAACGGTCATGATCAGTTCAAAGATCATGTCGATGTTGGTGATTACAACTCTGCTAGAAGGTTTCTAGTTTTGTTCTTGTATTTGAATACGGTTGAAGTTGGTGGATGCACCAGTTTCACACGTTTGAATACAACTGTGTCACCCATGAAAGGTCGGGTTTTACTTTTTCCCGCCACATGGCAGTATCGTCATGCTGGGTTACCCCCAGAATCTGATAAAAAGTATATCGTCGGTTCTTATCTTCACTACCTATGAGTCTGGAAACTACGATCCTGAGTAACCTCATTTACAGTGAGAGGTATACTCGAAAGGTTCTGCCATTCCTGAAGGTGGATTATTTTCAGGAACGGTCGCATAAAATTATTTTCTTGGAGATTCACGAATATGTGAATCAGTATGATGCGTTACCAAGTCTTAACGCAATTTCTATAGAATGTCAGGAGCGAACTGATCTAAATGAAGACCAGTTCAAACAAATTATTGAGGTCTTAAATGAGCTTTCCAATGATCCCGCAGACCACGATTGGCTCGTGGATACTACGGAGACGTGGTGTCAAGAGCGTGCGATCTACTTATCTCTTATGGAATCTGTCAAGATTGCTGACGGACAAGATTCCAAACGCGATAAAGGTGCTATTCCGCAAATTCTTTCCGAAGCGTTAGGAGTATCCTTTGATCAGCATGTGGGACACGATTATGTTTCAGATGCACAAGCACGTTATGATTTCTACCATCGTAAAGAGGATAAGATTCCTTTCGATCTAGAATTCTTTAACAAGATAACTAAAGGTGGTCTTCCAAACAAGACTCTGAACATTGCCCTTGCAGGCACTGGTGTAGGTAAGTCTTTGTTCATGTGCCACGTTGCTAGTTCAGCATTGCTGCAGGGCAAGAACGTTCTCTATATCACCATGGAGATGGCAGAAGAGAAGATTGCTGAACGTATTGACGCAAATCTTTTGAATGTTCCTATTCAAAAACTTGCTGATCTTCCTCAACAAATCTTTGATAAGAAGATTCAAGCACTAAGTAAGAAGACACAAGGCAAGCTAATTATTAAAGAGTATCCAACTGCTTCTGCACATGTCGGACATTTTAAGTCTCTTATTAGTGATCTTGCTCTTAAGCGGTCTATTAGACCCGATATTATCTTTGTGGATTACCTCAATATCTGTGCTTCCCAAAGATATAAAGGGAGCATTGTCAACTCTTACACCTATGTCAAAGCAATCGCTGAAGAGCTTCGTGGTCTCGCGTGCGAATGCAACGTTCCTATTATCAGTGCTACGCAAACCACCCGTGCAGGTTACGGTAGCACTGATGTTGACCTTACTGACACTTCTGAATCCTTTGGTCTCCCTGCTACTGCTGATCTTATGTTTGCCCTTATTAGCACGGAGGAGCTTGAGGGTATGAATCAGATCATGGTCAAGCAGTTGAAGAATAGATATAATGATCTCAGTAGAAATAAAAGATTCTGTGTAGGTATTGACAGAGCGAAGATGAGGTTGTATGATGTTGAGGAATCCGCTCAGGACGATATTCAAGACTCTGGGCAGGAAGACGAGAAAGTCGATCTCGTTAAACGTTTCAATGCTAAAAAATCATTTAAAGAACTGAAGTATGATTGACCCAATTAAGTATGCAGAATTCGTCAATGCGGTCACGTCGCAACAAAGCAAAGATCACGAGGCATTCGTTTATCGTATTCAAGAGTTGGAGGGTCAAGGATTTCCTTCCGAGCGATTGCTTACTGCATCTGTAGGCATGTGTGCTGAGGCAGGTGAGTTTACAGAAGTGGTGAAGAAGATCGTCTTCCAAGGTAAACCTGTCAATGAAGATAACCTGTTCCACCTGAAGCGTGAACTGGGTGATATCATGTGGTATGTCATGCAAGCATGTATGGGTCTTGGCACTGATCTGAATGAAATCATTGAGATGAATGTTGAGAAACTTGCATCCCGTTATCCCGATGGTGCCTTTGATGTTCACTTCTCCGAAAACCGTAAAGAAGGAGACGTATGAATATTATTCCAGAATTCATTGATGCCTTTGAGAAGTTGGGATGGGATCCTGAAGACGACATCGCACTTGAAATCGGTGGCACCTCAGTCTATGAGATTGATGGTGCTGGCACTAAGTGGGCACCTAAGAAAGGCACCCGTAAGTATAACAAAGATGCATTCATTGTAATCAAAAACCGCTCACGAAATCCAACTGTCCCCTCTATTAACGATGACCCAGAACGACTCGCACACCATTCCAAGGTGGAAGCAAGCAAGCAACAAAGCGATAGCGGAGAACCTGCTAACGAGCATAGCGGAGCTGGTTGATGGAAGATGGTATCGAACCGAAACCCTTGACTCCAGAGGAAACCGAACCCGACGATACATCATTGAATCCGACATTACCGAAGAACCCGATAGTTCCAGTTCTGATGTTTCTGGGAGTGATAGTAGCGACACTTAGTGTTATCGTTGCTGGATACATACATGGGAACATGCACGTCGAAGCAGTTTACAAATCACTTACTAATTTCACATGAACTTAGATCTTCAAGAAATCGATCATCTTATCAGAGCACTGGAAACGATGTCCTCCTATGAGCAGGCAAGGGCAAGAGAAGGAATTCAATCAGGCGTAGTAGATCAACTGCGTCTTATGCAAAAACTACAAGACTATCGTTTGAGACTGACATGAACTTTGTTAATATGTTTTCCGTCCCATTGTTCCATGTAAAAGTGGATCGATGGGATTCTAAAAAGGAAGAGTTGTTGAGTTTAATCGGCAACATGGAATATCGTCAAGATCAAGGTGAATGTGTTCCTACTGATTATTTTGAAAGTAGAACTAAAAATAATATTCATGTTCGGCGTATTCTAGATCGTCAAATTGAAATGTTTTTGAATCATTATAAACTTGATGGTCGGTTGACATCATCCTGGTTTGAAAGATCTGGAAAGCATCACTATCACCAACCCCATAATCATGGTATGACTGGATACAGTGGTGTATTGTATGTGGAATATGATCCTGGACATCATGCTCCAACTCACTTTATATCTCCTTTCCCTAATTTCATTGATGGTGAAGCAATTCACCAAGCACCTTTTGTAACTGAAGGCGACTTGATACTATTCCCGTCAAGCATCCTACATTACACACACCCAAACAAGTCAGAGAAGAATAGGACCGTTCTATCATTCAATTTAGAACTAAATAGTCGGGAAGGCTAATAGTAGTTCGATGGCGTTAAAAAATAAAGGACTTGCTTTTGAACATGCGGTAATGTATGCAGCAACCTCTAGAATTAATGTAAGAGATAGAGAACAAGAGAAAGCATTTCAGGAAGCAGCTGCTAAGTGGCCACAGATCGAAAAGACCATACAAGACACTGCAACAAAGATTGTATTGGATCTTGCTCCCAGAAGCGCAACAGACAAGCAAAAGTTCTACGGGTCCTTTAAAAAAATGTCTGGTGGAACTGAACCAAAGACAGACATTTTGTTTGTGAAAGGTGGTAAAAAATACAAATGTTCTATGAAATGGGGAGATTCATTTCAGTTAACAAGTTCGGGCATTGATACTTCTACTCAAGTATTGACAAAAGTTTTAAGAAAATGTGCTGCAGACATTGGTAAGAATAATATGTCTTCAACTGAGTTAGGAACTCTACAACTCATTGTTGAACAAATTGCTAATAAGTTTGAGAATCGAACTGGAACTGTATCTGCGCCAGAAGCAGATAGAATGATGAAAGATGTGAATAAGGCAGGTGGTCTTAATGAGCAACTACAAGAGATTTTAGGTTCCCGAAGAGCACCTACTGGTGCTGCAGCATATGATGCATTTAAGTATGAGCTAACAAAAGAATGTATGACTGGTGATTTGACATTTACTGATAAGGATATGGTCGCTGATCATCTTCTTACTGAGCATGGTCTAAAACCAATTGATGATAAAGCAATTCGTGAAGTCATGAAGAAAGCAGGTGTAAGATTTTCTAAGAAGGGTAGGGGAACCGATAAAGCAACTGGTGTGCGTAAGAACGCGATCACCATTAGATACGAAGTTTAAACTGGCACAAGCCCTATGTGTGACTCCACTTTATTATGCTATAATAACGGTATAGAGACAGAGGACACTTTGCCCAACAC